GGGATGAGCCCGGTAGGACTCTGCCGGTGCGTAGGGATCGGAGCCCCGCATGCCTCCTGCGCCCAAGCCTGGCGCCGTTGGGCGCCACAAGGTCGCATACGACTGGCTCTCGCTGCCTGCTGAGGGTCGCAAGGGTCGGGCGCCTTCGATGCCGGACGTGGCCTCCTGGGACGCTGTCGCTCGACGTCACTGGGCGGCGTTGTGGCGCATGCCGCAGGCGGTGGCGTGGGAAACGCAAGGCGCTCACGAGTTTGTCGCTCGGCTCGTGGCGCTCCGGTCGGAGTTCCGCTCGACGCCGACGCCGGCGCTGAGCGCCGAGATGCGCCAGCTCGAGGACCGTCTCGGGCTGAACCCGAAGGCGATGCTGCAGTTGCGGTGGCGGATTGCGGCTGACGAAGTGGCCGACCGGCGTGCGCCGGCGCAGCCTGCAGGGTCGTCGGCGCGTGACCGGTTGCGTGCCATCGGGTCATGATCGTCTCCTGGCCCGAGGTCGGGCCTGACACGGCGTCGTTGGGCTGGGACGTCGTCGATCTGATCGAAGAAGACCTGCGAGTGCCGACGGGTGTCGGCGCCGGGAACCGTCTGCGGCTGACGCCTGAGCAGATTCAGCTCCTTGTTGCCTGGTTCGCTGTCGATGAGCGCGGGCGCTTCTTGTGGCGTCGTGGGTGCTGGCGTTTGCCCAAGGGGTGGGGCAAGTCGCCGCTCGCCGCAGCGCTCGCGTACGCCGAGCTCGTCGGCCCGGTCGTGTTCGACGGCTGGGATGCTGCCGGTCACCCGGTCGGCCGGCCGCACCCGTCGCCGTGGGTGCAGATCGCTGCGGTGTCGGAAGACCAGACCGACAACACGCACGTGCAGCTGATGGAGATGCTGCGCGACTCGCCTGCGGTCGATGAGCGCCGCCTTGAGGTCGGCATCACCCGTGTGCTGTTCCGTGATCGCCCTGGCCGGCTTGAGCCGGTCAGCGCTGCCGCCGGGTCGCGTGAGGGGCAGCCGTTGACAGCAGCGATCCTTGATGAAACGCATCTGTGGCACCGCTCGAACGGCGGCCGGCTGCTCGCTCAGGTGCTCCGGCGCAACGTCGCCAAGATGGGCGGCCGGACGGTCGAGACGACCAACGCGTTCGCCCCCGGGCAACGCTCGGTCGCTGAGGACACGCACGAAGCGGTGCTGTCGGGTCGGAGCGCTGGCGTCCTGTACGTCGCCCGTGAGGCGCCGCCGATCGTCGACCTCGGCGACGCTGCTGCGGTCCGGGCCGGTCTGCAGGTCGTGTACGGCGATTCGTGCGGCTGGGTCGATCTCGATCGGCTGGTCGAGGAGATCGCCGACCCGGCGACCGAGCCGTCGGAGGCTAGGCGGTTCTACCTCAACCAGATTGTGGCGCCCGAAGAGGCGCTCGTCGACCTGGTCGCCTGGCAGCAGCTCGTCGACGCCGACGCCCGGCTTGTCGAGGGCGACACGATTGCGCTCGGGTTCGACGGCGCCGACGTTGGCGACTCGACAGCGCTTGTCGCTGTCCGCTGGCCCGACTGGCTGGTCGTGCCGATCGCAGTCTGGGAACGGCCGCAAGGGGTCAAGGACTGGCAGGCGCCTCGGGCTGAAGTCGACGCCGTTGTCCGTGACACCTACGACCGCTACCGGGTGGTGCGCGGCTACTTCGACCCGCCCCAGTGGCAGTCGGAGATCGACGCCTGGGCTGGCGAGTTCGGCAAGACAGTCGCCCGGTGGCCGCACGCGTCAGATTCACGGATCGGTCCGGCGCTTGAGCGGCTGTCGACGATGGTGCGGGAGCGCACGCTGCGCCACACCGCCGACCCGGTCTTGTTGCGCCACCTCGCTAACGCCCGCCGTGAGGTCTGCCGCAACGGGCAGTACCGCCCTGCTCGACGTCACGCCGGGCAGCCGATCGACGCTGCATCGGCGCTGTGCGGCGCTCTCGCAGCGCTAGGTGACGCCGCCGCTCACGGCGAGATCGTCACAACCGCCGCCTCGCCCGGGTTCTTCTCGCTCGCCGACCTCGACTGATCGGACCGCTCATGTCCCACGTCGCAACGCTGCTGCAGATTGTCGGCGTCGTCGGCGTCGTGCTCTCGCTCGCTGTCTGGTCCCCGGTCTTCGCCGGGCTGATCGCGTCGGCCCTCGTGCTGTCGGTCGGCATTGCGCTCGAGCGCCAACCGCCAGCCGGTAAGAGCTGATGCTGGCTCGGATCTTCCGAGGGATCTCCTCGGTGCCGTGGACCAAGGCATGGGACGCCGACATCGTCGGCGGTGGCACGCGCTCGTGGGCCGGCCATCGGGTCACGGTCGACACGGCGCAGCAGCTGCTTGCCGTCTACGGCTGCGTGCAGTTCATCGCGTCGCATGTGTCGACGATGCCGCTCGACACCTACCGGCGCCGGCCGGACGGTGCGCCGTTGGCGCTGGGCAACCCGGCATGGCTTGAGACGCCGCACGGTGCTGACCGCTCGACGATGCTCGGCCAGCTCCTGTGGTCGTACCTGCTCGATGGCAACGCGTTCGCTGTTGTCGTGCGGGACGGTCTCGGTCGAGTCGTCGAGCTCGTCCCTGTCCACCCGTCCGACATCGACATCGCCTACGACGCCGCAGGCGTGATCGTCGCCCAGATCAAGGGCCGCCGGTTCACCGGCGAGCTGTTGCACATCCCGAACTTGGTGCCGCCCGGGCAAGTGCGTGGGATCTCGCCGATCGAAGCGGCTCGGCAGTCCGTCGGCGTCGGCCTGGCAGCCACCGAGTTCGGCGCCCGGTTCTTCAGCAACGGCTCGACCTTGTCCGGGGTGATCTCGTTCCCCGGTCAAGCGCCCGGCAAAGAGGACCTCAAAGCCCTGCGCGAGTCGTGGCAGCGCACCTACGGCGGGACCGAGCGGTCGCATCTGCCTGGGGTGTTGTTTGGCGGGGCGACGTGGACGCCGATCTCGATCTCGCCCGAGCAAGCACAGTTCCTGCAGACGCGCCGGTACACGGCCGCTGAGATCGCCGGTCAGCTGTTCGGCCTGCCGCCCACCGTGCTCGGCATCCCAGTCGAGGCGGCTTCGACGATCACCTACAGCAACGTGTCGTCGCAGTGGGACGACGTGATGCGTCGCATCCAGCCAACGATCGTCAAGTTCGAGCGGCACCTATCGGCGCTGCTACCAAGGCCGCAGTACGTGCGTTTCAACGCCGACGCCTACCTCCGTCCCGATCTGGCGGCACGCACGCAGATCCACGCCACGTGGGTGTCGAGCGGACTCGGCACCGTCAACGAGCGACGAGCGATCGAGGACCTCGCCCCAGTCGACGGGGGCGACGTGCTGTACCGGCCGGCCGGTCTTGACGCCGTTTCGGCGGAGGACGACGGCGCTGGTCGTGCCATCGCCAACGAGGCCGGCGCATCGCTGTCCGGCACATACACGCCCCAAGGGGGTTAGACGTGTCCATCCTGCATCAGGTCCCGCTCGTGCGGGCCACCACGATCGTCCCCCGGGTCGAGCAGAGCGCTGACGGCGATCTGACGATCGAGGGGTACGTCGCTGTCTGGGGTGAGGTCTACCGGGCGTACGACCGCCAGTACGGCGAGTACGACGAGCAGTTCGCCCCGACAGCGTTCAACAAGTCGTTGCAGGAGCGCACGCCCGTGATGCTGTTCAACCACGGCCGTGACGTCACCGGCGCCGTGCCGATCGGGGTGTGGGAATCGCTCACTCCCGACCGTCGTGGCCTGCTCGGGCGCGGCCGGATGTTCGAGAACAACCTGGTGACGCCGGTGCGTGACGCCATTGCCGGTGGAGGCCTGACCGGGCAATCGGTCCAGTTCGTCCCGGTCGCCAACGGCGACGAGGTCCGCCACCGGTCGGGCGACGTGCCGCTCGTGATCCGTCGCGAGGTTGCGCTGCTCGAGGCCGGACCCGTCACCATGCCCGCCTACCGGACGACCACGGTCGGCGTCCGCTCGGAACTGTTGGCTGCGCTGCGGGAACTGACCGCGGCCGAGCGCGCCGACCTGCTCGCCATCATCGCCACCTCCTCGCCGACGGGCGACGAGGCCGGCGCACTGTCCGTCACGCCGGAGATCTCCACGGGGCGGGATGACACCGACGCCGTCGCCCAGGTGTCGACCCAACAACTCGAGGTGCTGGCTCTCCGAGCCCGCCTGATCGACCGCCGCTACGTCGGCAAGGAGTGACCATGATCGACAACTACATCGACAACCTCGTGACCGAGCGCAACCGGGCGTGGCACGAGCAGAAGACCGTGCTGGACCGGGCGATCGCCGACAAGCGTTCGCTGTCCGGCGAAGAGGCCGCCGTCGTGGCCCGCACCGACGAGACCATCGATGGTCTCGACAAGGAGATCAAGTCCTGGGAGCAGCGCCGCCAGCGCGAGCACGAGCACGCTGTCGCTCGTGAGGCGTGGGCGCCGGTCGTGCGCCCGGAGGTGCAGGAGCGCCGTGACGCCGCCGAGCTCGCCTCGTTCGTGTCGTTCCTCCGTGGCGAGGCCGGCAACGTCGACAACGGGCGCGCCTGGGAGTTCCCGGCCGACGAGTTCGCCCGGGTCGTCAACGAGCGCCACGCCATCCGCATGGGCGTGACGGGTTCCGAGTTCCGTGCGCTGTCCGTCGGCGTTGCTGCGACTGCCGGGACGGTCGTGCCGTCCTCGACGTTCGTCAACCGGCTGTACGACTACATGGAGGTCTACAACGGCATGCTGCGCGCCCCGGTGACGGTCATCACGACCGCCGGCGGCGAGCAGATGGACTTCCCCAAGGTCGTCACCGGCGGCACTGCCACCGTCACCTCGGAGCTGGCTGCGATCGGTTCGGCGGATCCGACGTTCGGACGGATGCAGCTCAACGCCTACAAGTACGGCCAGCTCGTGCGGCTGTCGCGTGAGCTGCTGGAGGACACCGGCGTCGACATCGAGGGCTTCCTTGCTCGTGACTTCGGACGGGCACTCGGCCGGGTGACCAACGTGCAGTACACGGTCGGCACCGGCAGCTCGGCGCCGCAGGGCGTCATGACCGCTGTCGGCACGGCGACCACCGGCGCTACCGGCGGGACCGGCGTGCCGTCGTTCGACAACCTGATCGACGTCCTGTACTCGGTGAACTCGGATTACCGCTCGAACGGCGCCGTCTGGATGATGCGGGACTCGACCGCCGGCTACATCCGCAAGCTCAAGGACACCGACGGCCAGTACCTGTGGCAGCCGTCGACCCAGGTCGGCCAGCCCGACCGGCTTCTCGGCTTCCCGGTCATCGAGAACCCCGCAGTCGCTGCGACCGGCACCGGCGTCCTGTCCATCGCGTTCGGCGACTTCTCGTCGTTCTACGTGCGCATGGTCGGCGGCGTCCGGGTCGAGCAGTCGACCGAGCGGTACTTCGACACCGACGAAGTCGCCTGGAAGGCGGTCATGCGAACCGACTCGGACCTGATCGATCTCACCGGGTCGATCAAGGCGTTCCGCGGCGGCACCGCCTGACACCAGTCCCGTGGGCGACGGGAGCCCGGGGGCTACGGCCCCCGGGCAGCTCGCCCGCACCCAACACACAGCACCCGTCGCCCACGGAGGTTTCGCAATGCCTGTCCACCGCACGCCAGCCATCGGCGTAGCGTCGCTCGCCCAGCTCGTCGCCGACCTCGAAGCCGAAGGCCATGAGATCGTCGGCCACGGCACCGGCACCGGCGACCACGGCCGCACGGAGTACTACGTCATCACCCGGCCCGCAGCGCCCCGCAAGGCGGTGGCCCGATGAGGATCCTGTGGGCGTCGAACGCGCCGTGGGCGCGCACCGGCTACGGCTGCCAAACGGCGCTCGTGTGTGAACGCCTTGTTGCTGACGGGCACGACGTCGCCATCGCTGCGAACTACGGGCTGCAGGGAGCGTCGACTCGGTGGCGTGGCATCGAGGTGTTGCCAGGCGGCTACGACCTGTACTCGAACGACATCCTGCCGGCGCACGCCCAGGAGCACCTCGGCGGCGAGCCCGGCAACGGCTGGTTGATCTCGCTGTTTGACGTGTGGGTGTTCCGGAACCCTCGCTACCAGCGCCAGCACATGGCCTGCTGGACACCGGTCGATCATCGGCCCGCACCGGCAGCCGTCTCCGGGTTCTTCCACAACTCGGGCGCCGTGCCGATTGCCATGTCTCACTTCGGTGAGGAGCAACTGCGCCGGGCCAACCTCGACCCGTTGTACGCCCCGCACGGTGTCGACACGTCGGTCTACGCGCCAGGCGATACGGCGGCGGCCCGTGCTCGTTTCGACCTGCCGGCCGATGCGTTCGTTGTGCTTGTGAATGCTGCGAACAAGGGCCGGGACGTGCTGCGCAAGTCCTGGTTCGAGGCGTTTGCAGCGTTCGGCGAACTGGCCCGCCGTCGAGGCGACGCCGTGCTGTTCGTTCACTCGGAGCAGTTCGGAATCGGCGGCGGCGGCATCAACCTTGAGGACCTCGCGAATGCGTGCGGCATCCCGCCGCTGCAGATCCGATGGATCGACCAGTACGCCTACCGGCTCGGCTTGTCCGACGCGTCGATGGCTGACCTGTACCGGGCGTCAGACGTGCTGCTTGCCCCGTCACGGGGTGAAGGGTTTGGAATCCCGGTCATCGAGGCGCAGGCGTGCGGCCGACCGGTGATCGTGTCTGACTTCTCGGCTCAGCCCGAGCTTGTCGGCGATGGCTGGCTGGTCGACGGTGAGCCCGAGTGGGACGTGGCGCAGCAGTCATGCTTCTACCGGCCGTACGCCGGGTCGGTGCTTGACCGGCTCGAAGCGGCGTACGACCGTGGTCGTGGTGACTCTGCAACGGCTGTCAAGTTCGCCGCCGGTTACGACGCCGATCTCGTGCATCGCACCTACTGGCAGCCGATCGTCGCCCAACTGCAAGAGCGGCTTCCTGACGTCACGCCGATCCGGGTGGCGTCGTGAGGGTCGCTGCAGCAGTCCTCACCTACCGGGCGCTGTCGACCGGGCGTGGCCGTCTGTTGCGCCGCTGTTGGGAGTCACTGCAGGAAGCCGACGCCGTGTATCTGGTCGACAACGGCTCCGGCGATGGGACCGAGGTGCTGGTCGACTGGCTCGGCGGCTACTGCCACCGTGGGACCCTGCATACGTCGGGGCATGGGACGAACCTGTGCGCTCGTGTCCTTGCTGGGGACGGCGCCAACATCTGCGTGCATTCCGACGACGACATGGTGTGGCGGCCGGGGTGGCGAGCCAAGCTGGAGCGCTGGTGGGCCGAGGCGCCTGCCGACGTAGCGATCACCGGCTGCCACCTCGAGGGCGACTGGCCGTGGAACCAGCGCACCGGCAAGGCGCTCCACGGCGGCATCCCGGCATTCGTGCGCACATCGACCGGCGCAGCGTCGTGGACGTACCGGGCGTCGATGGCATCCACGATCTTCCCGATCCCGCAGCAGGTGCAAGGCTTCGGGGACGTCCCGACCTGCGACCGTCTGACGCAGTCCGGGCTGCGGGTCTGCCAGATAGACCTCGCCACCCACGAGGGGCGAACGTCGACGTGGGGCAACTCGACCGAACGACGCTACGGGCCTGCTGACGTCGAGCGTCTGCGGGCCGAGGTGGCGTCGTGAAGCGAGTCGGGGTCACCGGCGGCGCCGGGTTCATCGGCTCCTGGGTCACCGACGAGCTGCGCCGCCGTGGATGCGAGGTCGTGTGCTTCGACCGCTGGGGACACCACCCCGACGGATCCGTGCTCATGCTC